GGAGACCGCGGCGCATCCTCCGCAACGGGATACTGCGGCGCATCCTCCGCAACGGGAGACTACGGCGCATCCTCCGCAACGGGTAAATGCGGCGCATCCTCCGCAACGGGTCTCTACGGGAGTGCAATCGCGGGAGACCCAGAAAGCATTGCGGTAGCTTGGGGATACAAAGCAAAAGCAAAAGGAGTTTTGGGTTCTTATCTTGTACTCGCGGACTGGGAAGGAAACGAAAATAATTTCTGGACACAGGAAGGATGGTCTTTAAAATGCGCAAAGATGGTTCGCGTGGACGGAGACAAAATCAAAGCTAACACATGGTACACAATGGAAAACGGGGAAGTCGTGGAAGTAGAGGAAGAGTGAATGAGAGAGAAAGAAATAAATTTTTGCCCGTTCCGCGTCACAACAGTGACTTATCCACCAATATTAAAAGGAAACGGAGACGTTACGAAGGCTTATTTTGAGCCATGCTTAAAAAAGGAATGCCCAGCATTTTATATTTTGCATGGAATACATGGGCAAGAATACGAACGGTGTAAAAGGTTAAATTGTATTGAAAAATATGAAAATAGAACTAATTGATGTTGATGGACATAATTTTCCGAGTTTGCCTCTTATGAAGTTATCTGCATGGCATAAGCAGCAGGGAGATTACAAGGGCTAAAAATTTATAGAAGTATGGAGGTTATAAGCATGACGTTTAATCCAAAACAAATACATCGTGGTCAGTACAGAACGTTCGGAGATTTTTACTGGGTTTGGGAAATCGAAACGGATATGCCCAAAGAAACCGTGATCGATAAGTGCTTTTCGGAACTTTACCAAAAACGTCTTCCAGAAGAAAAAGAATGGCGCAGAGAAGTCAGGTACGGAGGCGGGCATTTTGGGGATGAGGACTACTTCTTTATGGGATACTACAGCATCGAAACAATTGAAGGTGGTTTCCGGTTCACTGTTTGCGAACCGTATGCCGATTAAGATTTAAGGATAAAATGATGTGCCGGTTGTGCAGATGCAATTACCTTTTACGAGGGATATAAATGTATAAAAACGCAGAGGGATACCGCGATGAAACAGCCTGCCGGGCAATTATCGCGGTAGCAAGAGAAGAAAGAATAAAGAGTAGAAAGCAGGAGGACAAGAATATGGGAACAGAAAATAAAACCGGAGAAGTTTGGAGAACACGAACTGTCACAGGGGCAGAGAAGATCGTGCTGGTGGTAGCAGACCACGGGGCAATGGCGTATGTAATTCATCTAGCAGAAGAGGGTACGCATACAGATATCGAAGTAAACTGCGAGGGGCTGCGGTACGGTTCCAGCGATCGAATGTATTATGTGCCATCTAGAAGTTTTGAGGAATACCTCCGTACAGTAACAGATGAGCAGCTGGCAGATATTAAAAACAAGCTTGCAGCATCGATCGGGATTGAACCGCAGATCACAGAAAAAGAAGTTGTCCGGGAAGTACCGGTGGAAATTCCGAGCAATATCGCTCCTGCGGAGCCACAAAAATGTTGTGCTGCAGAGGTGCAAGAATTGACTATCCGGGCGGAAAGAGCAGAAGCACTGCTGGAAGAGTACAGAGAGCTGTATAAAAACGTAATCGAAAAAATCTGACGTTATTAAGGAGGGATAAGAAAATGGACAAAAAGGATATTTTAGGAAAGTTGGGCATAATAGCGGCTGCGGCTTGGCTGATACTATTTATTCTGGCGTTTAGTATGGACCGCTCCAGCAGAATGGGAGATGTGTTAATACTCTCAGCCTTTGCTGGGGTGTTGCCTATGATTTTTTTCACGATTGGTGATTAGCCAGATGTATTTTGCAAAGGCGAAAATGAGCATTTAAAGGAAGGAAAAGAACTATGAAAAATTGGAAATTACCATTGATTATTGTAGGAGTAGTAGTGGCAGTAGTTTTGTTGTGTGTGTTTGGAGTGCAGTCAGTACAGAATCGGGCAATCAGTCTGGAAGAATCGGTCTATACCGCTGAATCTGACATTAAAGTGCAGGAGAAACGCAGGGTTGACTTGGTTTATAATCTGGCAGACTGTGTAAAACAGTATGATCGGCATGAATCAGAAACATTGACTGGACTTGCAGATGGAATGAGCGAAGGGAACAGTGTAGAAGATGTAAATACTGTGATCGCGGCAGTTACATATGCTTATCCAGAGTTGAAAAGCAATGAGAATTATAAGCAACTCATGAATGAATTGTCTATTACCGAAAACATGCTTGCCCAGTACCGGGAAAATTACAATAAATCCGTAACAGCTTATAACAGGTATGTAAAGAAGTTTCCAGCAAGAATCTTCCTCGACTGGACAGGCTATGAGGTTTTGAAATTTCAGCGGTTGGATTATCAAGCACCAGTTGACGCACCGCAGGATTTATTTGGAGAATAGCTTATGGAAATAACCAAGCGCGAAATCATCATCAGCGTTGCAATCGCCGCCGTTATGCTAATAGTCGGTTTCTTTATATCTGGAAAAATAACTGATATGCAGAACGATAAGAACGCCGAATACCAGAAGGCAGTGCATATTGAGGACTCTGAATTATTTCGGTATGGCATGGACACAAATGTTGGAAATGCTTTTGTGTATGGAGATTTGCAAGCGGTTGATACAGTGACTTTTGATGAGATTGGCGGGGAATATCTTCATGTTAAAAAGATAGAAGAACGATATGAACGCCATGAAAGAGAAGTGACAGAAACAGATTCAGAAGGTAAAAAGCACACAAAAGTAGAAGTATACTATGAATGGGAAATCGAGGACAGAGAAAGCAAACATTCCGAAAATATTATGTTTTGTGGTATCGAATTTCCGTATGATAAAATCCCGTATTCTCTGGACAATCACATAAAGACAATAAATTCTGACAGAGAGTACAGTTGGAAGTCAGGGGAATATGTAAAGGTACGATTCAAGTATTATGGAACACCCGTTAAGCACACTGGCACGATATATACCAGATTATCAGATGGAACTATTTCTGACAGTTCACAATTTTTTAAGGACTATACCATTAAGCAAGCATTAGATAGTTGCACTTCTGGTATTGGAAATATAATGTTCTGGTCGTTTTGGATAATTCTGATGATTGCGATTGTGATTTGGTTTTGCTATTTGGATAATAGGTGGTTAGAAGATTAAATTAACGAAACAGAGGGGAAGCCGCAGAATGTATCACCTAACCGGCCAGCTCCGGCGCGCCAGCTTGTGTGCTGGTTCCCTCTGTCTACACAGATAAATCCTGCGGGACTGGGATAGGGTAACAAAAAAAATAAAGCAAAAAGAAAGAAGGTGGGGAATGTGGGAACAAGGGACACATACTTTAATGGTTACGGTCTGACATACAATGAGGTAAAAAAAATAGAGGACAAGTGCAAAAACGCAAAGGGTAGGGAATTGGAACTGCTGCTTCTGGCTGCGGAAAGCGCATATGCAGAGTTGGCGCAATATCTGTTTTTTAGCCTGACATCAGGGCTGGGGTATGACAACATCTCAAAGATATGCAACATCCCTATCGGGAGGAAAGATTTTTATGGGTATCGCAGGAAAACGATATATCTATACAACAGCTATATGATACTGGAAGGACATGCAATTGTGTAAAAGGGGTACGCGGATCAGGAAACGAGAATGGTAAAATAGAATAATAACTGTATGGGGGTGTGATATGAATTGTAATGCCGTCATGAAAAAGCTTCAGCGCGCCATACTGTCAACGGGGCTCGTAATCAAAATTTCTACCAGCCAATTTTACAGCGAAGAGCAGGACAGATTTTTACGGTTACCAGCGGCTTTTTTTACCACATGATGGATGTAAGCATGAATCGGGTACAAAGAGAGCCGGAAGCAATGGTAAAATTATAGAAATAGGAGAATGAATGAGTTATGAACATAACCAATATCCCTTTAAAAAATTTAAAACCATACGAGAATAACCCGAGAAAGAACGATGATGCTGTTAAATACGTTGCAGAATCCATCAAAGAGTTCGGGTTTAAGGTTCCGATCGTGATCGATAAAAACAATGTTATTGTTGCAGGGCATACAAGATATAAAGCTGCAAAAAAGCTTAAAATGAGTGAAGTGCCGTGCATAATCGCTGACGACCTGACAGATGAGCAGATAAAGGCATTCAGGTTGGCAGATAATAAAGTAGCTGAAAAAGCTGAATGGGATTTTGACCTGCTGAATGCGGAACTTGACGATATTATCGACCTTGACATGGAATTGTTTGGATTCGAGGATGCATTGCAGGACGATGCCGAGGAAGCTGTTGAGGATGAATTTGAGGTAGAGTTACCTGCAGAGCCGAAATCTAAACTGGGTGACATTTATCAGTTGGGCGATAATAGGCTGATGTGCGGCGACAGCACGGTGCTGGAAGATGTGGAAAAGCTGATGGGGGGAGTACAGGCAGATATGCTGCTTACAGACCCGCCATACAACGTAAATTACGAGGGCAAGACCAAAGACAAGCTTAAAATAAAAAATGACAAGATGGACAACGATAATTTTAGGCAGTTTTTGATCGATGCTTTTAGCAACGCCGACATGGTCATGAAACCAGGCGCGGTCTTTTACATTTGGCATGCGGACAGCGAGGGATACAACTTTAGGGGAGCATGCTTTGACGTTGGCTGGACGGTAAGGCAGTGCCTTATCTGGAACAAAAACAGCATGGTAATGGGGCGGCAGGATTACCAATGGAAACACGAGCCGTGCCTGTATGGTTGGAAAGAAGGAGCTGGTCATCTGTGGGCTTCAGACAGAAAGCAGACAACAGTAATCAATTTTGACAAACCCACACGGAATGACATGCATCCGACCATGAAGCCGATCCCCTTATTTGATTACCAGATCAAGAATAATACTAAGGGGGGGGACGTGGTTCTCGATTTGTTCGGCGGATCAGGGACAACCATTATGGCATGCGAACAGAATGGACGGCGCGGCTATTCTATGGAATACGACCCACGGTATGTGGATGTTATTGTCGACAGATGGGAAAAGTTTACAGGGGCAAAAGCTGTTTTATTAAATAAATAATGTTTTTGCATAGCAGAATAACCCGGGAGGAGAAATGGAAGCAATAGGAAGAGTGTATATATTAGATGATCTTGGAAGAATAAGAATTCCAAGGTATGTACGGAGAAGGTTGAACATCCAAGAATCAGATCCGTTACAAATTTTTATTGGGGATAACAATGAGATCATCTTAAAAAAATGTCAGGCAGAAGATGAGCATTTAACTGAAAACAAACAATAAATAAAAAAGAGGTAGTATATATGTCTGATAATGCAAACAAGGGCGGACGGAAAAGAATACCAATTGATCAAAAAGTATTCGAGAACTTATGTTCGATTCAATGCACACTTGCGGAGATTGCGGCAGTTATCGGATGCAGCGAGGACACGATTGAAAGATGGTGCGTGAGGACGTACAAAGAGGGATTTGCGGAGACTTATAAAAAAAAGAGCCAGAAGGGCAAAGCAAGCCTGCGAAGACTCCAGTTCAAACATGCAGAGACGAATCCGACAATGGCTATTTGGTTAGGCAAACAGTGGTTAGGACAGCGTGACCAGATGGAGGTTGAGGCATCCGGAAAGGTTACAATTGTTGACGATATCCCGGACGGGATCCCGGACGCGGAGACAGAAAAGCAGGGAGACTAAATGGAAGTACAGCAGGCATCAAGGATAAAGCTGACAGACTTAATTGCTCCGGCTTTTTACAAAGTGCATAAGGACATAAAGGAAGGACGGCACGAGTACTATAACCTGTACGGAGGACGAGGATCAGGAAAGTCCTCTTTTGTGTCTGTAGAGCTTCCGCTGGGCATGATGCAAAACCCGGAAGCAAACGCGGCAGTATTCCATAAATTTTCCGCAATGCTGCGGGATTCTGTTTATAACCAAATTCAATGGGGAATAGATGCGCTGGGCGTATCGGAGTACTGGCGCGGCAATGTAAACCCGATGCAATTTACCTACCTGCCAACAGGACAAAAGATCATCTTTAGGGGTCTGGATAAGGCACAAAAGACAAAATCCATCAAGGCGGCAACAGGATTTTTTAAATATCTCTGGTTTGAAGAGTTGGATATCTTTAAGGGACCAGAAGAAATCCGAATGGCGGAACAGTCAGTCCTGCGTGGCGGTCGTAATTATGTTGTGTTTAAAACGTTTAATCCGCCGATCAACCGTAACAACTGGGCAAACAAATATGTGCAAATTGAGGATAGGCGGGCGTACAACCACAAAAGCGACTACAGAAGCGTGCCGCGTGAGTGGCTGGGAGATGAATTCTTTGACAGCGCAGAGCACTTAAGGCTCACAAATCCGCGCGCCTACGACCATGAGTATCTAGGAAACGCAGTCGGGACAGGTGGAAACGTATTTGAGCTTCTTGAGTTGCGCGAGATCACAGACGACGAAATAGCCCGGATGGATACGATTTACCAGGGCGTTGACTATGGGTGGTATCCGGATGCGTATGCGTTTGTCAGATGTTATTATAACGCGGACAGCGAGACGATTTTTTTCATTGACGAGCATTATGTCAATAAAGAGTCGAACGAGATAACGGGTAACTGGATCAAAGGGAAAGGCTATACGGACTACCACATAACCTGCGACAGCGCCGAACCGAAATCGATAAACGATTACCGAAGCATGGGACTTCCGGCGCGGCAGGCGATAAAAGGACCCGGCAGCGTCGAATATGGAATGAAGTGGCTTATGCGGCGAAAGATCGTTATAGACAAGCGCAGAACGCCGAACGTATACCGCGAATTTACCGAATACGAATATGACCGGGACAAAGACGGAAACATCATTAGCGGTTATCCGGATGCAAACAACCATTCGATCGATGCTACACGATATGCATTTGAATCTAAATTTAACCGCAGAGGTAACACAGCTTAATATACATCAAGCGGCAAAATGCCGGGAATATGGCAAATACACGGCACAGGGGTATTGCAGAAATGGGAATTATACAGACAGTCAAAAGGTGGTTTGATATGATATTTAAAAAGCAGGCTGAGAAAGATTTTAGGGTAAAGGATACCACGTCTGCGCAGATGATGGCAAAGGTCGCAGAGTGTGCCAACATCTACCGCGGCACGCCGTACTGGTTAGACGCAGATAATCGAATAAAGACTATCAATTTTGCAAAGGCGGTATGCTCCGAGACGGCGCGGCTCGTCACGCTGGGGATTAAAATCCAGGTTGACGGCGGCGCACGCGGGGCGTGGTTGCAGGAGCAGATTGATAAAGCCTATTATAGCATGCGTCATTGGGTAGAGTATGGCTGTGCTTATGGCACGATCATTGTAAAGCCTAATGGCGGCGGGCTTGATATGTTTACCCCTCTGGACTTTTTCGTGACGGAGCAGGACGATAACGGGAATATAACGGGCGTTGTGTTTAAAGACAGCTATGCGGCTAACGAAAAGTTTTATACACGCTTGGAGTATCATAGGTTTGTCGAGACGAGGACGGAGGCGGGCGTGATATACCCGTATGTGATATCCAACAGGGCATATGTATCAAAGAGCAGCGAATCCCTCGGCGATCCTATCCCGCTGGAGCAGACAAAGTGGGCTGATCTGCTGGAGGAAACGCCGCCGATTCTCAAGGGCGGGAACGAAAGACTTGATTCCCCCATGTACGGAGTGTTCCGCACCCCTGCTGCAAACAACATAGATCTTTCTTCTCCGCTGGGAATGCCGATATACGCAGAAGCCATCGAAGAAATGAAAGACCTGGACATCGCATACAGCCGGAACGCCGGTGAGATATATGACAGCGAGAAGATCATCCTTGCAGATGACAGGCTGATGTTTGACAGCGGGACGAACCTTAACGGGCGCATCCCAGACGTTAAGCTTCCGCATTATGTAAAAAACGTGTTCGGCAACAGCCCGGAAGAGTTTTATCAGGAGGTTACGCCGCAGCTTAACACAGCCACACGTCTAGACGGGATCAATGCCCTCCTGTCCCAGATAGGGTATAAATGCGGGTTCTCAAACGGCTATTTTGTCTTTAACGAGGCGAGTGGCATCCAGACAGCGACGGGCGTGGAAGCGGAGCAGCAGCGAACCATCCAGTTTATTAAGGACGTGCGGGACAAGTTGGAGAGTTGCCTTAATGATGCTATATATGCCATGTCGGTGTATGCGGATTTATACGCGCTTGCCCCTGTCGGGGTTTATGAGGTCGTGTATGACTTTGGCGACATCACGTACAACCGCGAAGAGGACAGGGCACGCTGGTGGAGCTATGTTGTGCAGGGCAAGGTGCCCGCGTGGATGTATTTTGCCAAATTCGAGGGCATGACAGAGGACGATGCGAAGGCAATGGTGACGGAAGCGCAGCCGAAGGAAACGGGGCTGTTCGGGGAGGAATAAGATGGAGCCGATAACCAGAGAAGAGTATTATCTTGCAAAGATTGCAGGGACATATAAGGGCAAGACACCCGAGCCCGTGACTATTGATGAATATTATCTTGCAACTATGGCGGGGGATTATTCCGGCAATACCCCGCAGCCCGTCACGAGATTGCAGTATTACATGGCAAAGGTAGCAGGAGTATGGGGCGGAAGCATCCCTGCGCCTGTGACACGATTAGAATATTACTGGGCGGCGATTGCCAGCGGAGAGGGGAAAGTCTTTCCGCCTGTGACACGAGAGGAGCATTTCTTGGTGCTGGTAGCCGATGCGTACAGCGTTGTGCTCACAGTCGTTATCGGCAACCCCGCCCTCTTGGAAAATTCAAAGGGGAATCGTGGGCTGGAATCCCTTACCCTATACGGTAAATCAACGCAGGGGAGCACACCCTCCCCGTCCTATCCGCAGGAGATAGAGAGCGCGGGGCAGGATGGAGAGATAGGCGTTGAGGTGCTTGGCAAGAATTTGATTCCGTTTCCGTATCCGATATTGGGTGGAGCAGGAACACAAATTGAGCGCGGAGGTGTCAAATATACTGTCCAATCAGACGGAGGCATCAGATGCGTGGGAACGCCTACCGCTGTTGGCTATATCAATTTGTCCCGTATTAAGTTTTCCAATGTTGGCTTAACCGCCATGCATCCGACTGACGGGAAAATAGTTTTAAGCGGCGAAAAAATGGCTTATGATCCTAGTAATCATGCACTATTTATCTACATTACATCAGATCAATTAGGCAAACTGATTGATACAGTCATTTATCCTCAAATCGAGTTTGGCACAGTTGCTACGGAATACGAACCTTACAAGCCAGCCCAGACGCTCATCATTCCAACACCCAACGGACTGCCCGGAATCCCCGTATCCTCCGGCGGCAATTATACGGACGAGAAAGGTCAGCAGTGGGTGGCGGACGAGATTGACCTTGCGAGGGGCGAGAGGGTGAAGTGGATTGGAGAATATGAGCTTACAGGGAAAGAAAACGTTGCAGATTTTGGTCTTAGACCTCGCGTCAGAGTGGTCAGCATAACTATACCGGATGCATATATCGACGCTGGAAATCATGGTGATTTAAAAGCTGTTATGTCAAACAAATATAAACAAGTCAAATTTAATGAATTGGCAAATAATATCAATCTCATTGCGAGAGGGCAACCGAGGAATATATGCATTAGCATACCCACGGATATCGGAATTGAAGATTTCAAAACGGATTTGTCAAATCAATATGCGAGTGGACACCCAGTGAAGGTATTTTATAAGCTCGACACTCCCATCCGCACCCCACTCCCGCCCGAAACAATCGCCGCTTATAAGGCTCTGCGACCCTACAGCCCAACAACGACCGTGATAAACGATGCTGGCGCGGGGATGAGCGTGGGATACAAAAAAGCAAAATAAGGGTACACCATAAAATGCTGGAGGTGGTAGAATGGAACTAGATACGAAAGTGGGGAACGTGGAGATTAAACTCGATACGTCCCGCATAGACGAGAATCTACTGGAAGCCCAGAAGCTTTTGAACATGCAGGTAGTGGCGGACAGCTCTCCCTTCGTTCCATTCCGGCAGGGCGCACTAAGAAACAGCGTAAGATATCCTGACGGGGTATACGGCGGAGTGATTGAGTATGATACGCCATATGCTCATTATCTGTACAAGGGCATTGTGTACGGTCCGAATATCCCGCTTAAAGATGCAGAGGGTAATATTATAGGGTGGACATCCCCACCCAACAAAAGCCCGACGCAGAGAAAGATTAAATATCACGAGCCGGGAACGACGTCCGAATGGTTCGAAGAAGCTAAAAGGCGGCATAAGGACGACTGGCTGGATCTTGTGAGAAAAACGGCGGGGAAAGAGTGATGCTAAGACCAGAGTATTTTGAAGGGAAAGCTGACCGGATATCAGAGATCTACGAACGGCTGGAAAACTTTATCCTGCGGGACATCTCCAGAAGGATTTTGAAATCTGGGAAAATCACAGCCACGGCGGATAGACTGCTGTACAGGCTGGAACAGTTGGGGGAAAGCCGGGATGAGATACAGCGGCGGATTATGGAACTGACGGACCTGAGCGAAAAAGAACTGCGGAAGCTCCTGCGGGACGCCGTGTTGACATCGTGGGAAGATGATGCGGTTACACTGTCAGGAATGGGGGTCGTGGCGCAGTCTCCGCTTGAAAATGCACGGTATATGGCTGTTATCGAAGCAGAGTACATAAAAAGCCGAGCGGAGCTGAAGAACCTAACAAGGACGACGCTGGAGCAAAGCCAAAAAGACCTTGTGACGCTGCTCGACGAAGCCGATGTAAGGGTAGCAAGCGGAGTACAAAGCTATCCCGCAGCCATAGCGGATGTGCTGGATGCGTACGCGGGACGCGGCATTATGGTGGATTACCCGACAGGAGCACGGCGGACGCTGGAAGCGGCAGTACGATGCTGTGTAGTGACGTCGATGAATCAGACGGCGGCCCAGCTGACAAATAGATATATCGTGGACAGCGGTACAGAGTATGTGTTGACCTCGGCGCACCTCGGGGCAAGAGTAAGACGTGATGGGCAGCCATTACTTGCCGGACATGACGAATGGCAGGGGCGGGTGTTTAAAATCGACGGAAGCGAGCCGGGATATCCGAACCTGCTGGAATCGACAGGATATGACATTGATTTAACCACAGGAGAGGGCAGGGTTGTGGATATGAGAGGGCTGCATGGCTATAACTGTCGTCACGGGCATATGCTGTTTGACAAGCGGATGCGGAATCCGTGGAGGGACGCAGAAGGAAATCTGCTGGATGGAAGCGGAAATAAAATTACCGATGCTGAGAATCTAAAACGGTATGAGGACAGCCAGAAGCAGCGAGCTATGGAGCGCGGAATCCGAAAGACGAAACGACAGTTGATAGTAAAACAGGAAGAGCTTGCATGGGCGTCCGGCGCGGAACGGGAAAAGCTCCAGCAGGAATATGATAAGCTGGCTTACCGATTGCAGGGACAGAACAGGGCTTATAACCAGTATTGCGAAGAACATGGATTACAGCCGCAGTATGATCGGAATGCATTAGCGGGATTTGGATACCCGCAGCAAAAGGCAGCAAATAAAGGGGCAAAAAGATATGCGGAGAACGAACCGATTTGAATATTACAATCCAAACCCCTCGAAATGGCAAAGAGTAGGGGATTGCACTGTGCGCGCATTGTGCAAGGCTTTAGGGCAAGATTGGGATACAGTTTATGTTGGGTTATCCGTGTATGGGTTTTCGTTGTCTGACATGCCAAGTGCTAATAGAGTCTGGGGCGCGTATCTGCGCGAGAACGGATTCCGCCGGTATATCGTAGACGACCACGGACAGCATGTTTACACGGTAGATGATTTTTGCCGAGACCATCCAGCAGGGACGTATGTGCTCGGGATAGACGGCCATGTGGTGTGCGTCAAAGATGGACATTATTGGGACACATGGGACAGCGGTCAGGAGATACCGATATACTACTGGGAGAAATAAGGAGATAGGCACTATGGAAACGATACAGGCTATTCTTGCTGTGTGCGGCGGCATTTCGGTGATAGGGGGCGCTGTGGCTGTGATACATAAATGGATATCCCCCGCGATTAAGCTCACCACGCGGGTAAAAGTCCTTGAAGAGCATGACAAGCGAGACTTTGAAACGATGCATGAGATTAGGGAGCGGGACAGCCTAATCATGGAGACATTGGTAACGATGCTTAACAGCCAGATATCAGGGAACAATGTTGAGCAGTTAAAAGAAACGAGGGGAAAGCTTATATCTTATCTGGCGCGGACGCAATAAGGGGAGTAATCTTGAAGGTATACGATTTTACAGTGTTTGAATTGGATTTTTTTCGCAAATACTGCAATTTTACACCTGAGGAACGGCGGCTTTTTGAATTACGGGCGCAGAATATTCCGCTGGAAAGATGTGCGGAGATGATGAACGTGAGTGTGTCCACCGTGAAAAGAATGAGCCAGCGAATAAACAAAAAGATAATACGGGTATGTTGATTTGATACTTTTGTAAGCCTTTGATGGACTGTCAGAGGCTTATTTTTTATGCCATAATTTAGCTATAGAAAGTCATTGAATTAGTCATAGGAGGCGCAGGGCATGGCATTACCATATCAAGGATACGGCTATAACCCGTATCAGTATGGACAAGTAAATCCGCTACAGCCGCAGATGGACAGGCTGGCGCAGATGCAGGCTCAGTATCAGCAGCCACAGCAGATGCAGCAGGTAAATCAGGGGATCCTGTGGGTGCAGGGCGAGGCTGGAGCTAAATCTTATCTTGTCGCTCCAAATACAAGCGTCCTTTTGATGGACTCCGAAAACTCTAATTTTTATATAAAGACTACCGATGCCGCCGGGATGCCGACGCTCCGCACCTTTGCTTACAAAGAGGTCACGGTGGGCGCGAAAGAGCCACAGAAACAGGCGGAAGTGAACTTAGACGATAAATACGTTACTCGGAAAGAATACGACGATTTGAGAAGCAAATATGAAGAATTATATAGTTATCTCGAAACGGCAACAAAGCCGGAAGGAGGCAGACATGGCGAATCCCTTGTTTGAGGCCCTGAATGGTAATAGAATGGCCGGAATGCTGGAACAGTTCCAGCAATTCCGAAAAGAGATGGAGGGCAGAAATCCGAATGAAGAGATTAACAGGCTGTTGCAGTCTGGCAAAATAAACCAGCAACAGTTAAATCAAGCCCAGCAGATGGCGCAGCAGATGCAGGGTATGTTTAAAGGCTTTTTTAAATAGTACACAACCGGGTGCACACGGTTTTGTAAATACATTATCGAAGGAGATAATTACTATGACAGACGGTTTAACCGCTTCTGATGTTGCCGTATTAACCGGCGGCACAGGAAAAAATGACGGCTTCGGCGGAGATTGGGGTGCATGGATTATCCTTTTCCTGATTTTCGGTATGTTTGGCTGGGGCGGCTTCGGCGGCTGGGGCGGAAATGGTGGAGGAGCAAATTCTCCTGCATTTCAGGGTTATGCAACCCGTTCCGATATCGACGCAGCGCTGTCCACGCAGGGCATCGAAAACGGTATCCAGAACCTTTCCGGCCAGCTTTGCAACGGCTTTGCTGGCGTAAACGCCAACCTGTCGAACCTGGGTTATCAGACGCAGCAGTGCTGCTGCAATGTTCGCGAGGCCATTGCTGGCGTAAACTACAACATGGCAGCCCAGACAAACATCCTCCAGAATACCGTAAACAACGGATTCCGCGATGTAATTGACGCGCAGAACGCCGGAACACAGCGCATCATCGACCTGTTTACGCAGGACAAGATACAGTCTCTGCAGACCGAGTTACAGTCCGCACAGCTCCAGCTGTCTAACAACGCACAGACAAACAGCATCTTAAATGCTTTGAGACCTACACCCGTTCCGTCTTATCCGGTAATGTCCCCGTACACGTCCATCGTAAACCCGACAGGCTTTAGCTTTGGCACCGGATGTGGCTACGGAGGCAACACGGGATGCGGATGTTAAAACTTCAGACGGAGTATCTTCGTGGCATTTTGCCATGATGTTCGGCTGATGCCGTTATTCACAAAAAGGGGCAGGCTGAGAACGTCTGCCCCTTTTGAAATGAAGGGAGAATAAAATGATTGAGTTAGTAAACACAACGCCGGTCACGGTCCCCGTAGGGCAGTCTATCCCGTTTTCGGCAGTGGCAACAAAGGGCGGATGCGCAGAAAGACACAGGGCTGGAAGCGCGCAGATAACGCTTGTAAAGCCCGGTAGATATCTGATTACATTTTCCGGAAACGTCGCAGTACCGACTGGGGGAACGGTAGGAGAAGTGGCGCTGGGAATTGCCAGAGATGGGGAAATCCTCGGCGGCACGGTGATGCGTGCCACCCCTGCGGCAGTAGAGCAGTATTTTAACACATCGTCCCAGACATACGTCGATGTGTTCTGTGGATGCTGTGAAAACATTTCCATCAAAAACGCAGGGACAATTCCTGTGTTAGTAGACAACCCGAACATAACAGCTGTTCGGGTTTGCGGTTAAGGAGGGCAGACCATGAGCTATAAATTGATGCAAAATATCCGTGAAGAACTGGATAAAATCGCAGAAAAAGGTCTGAATACCGGAAACCTTGAAACTGCATACAAGCTTATCGACATGCTGAAAGACATGGAAAATGTGGAATACTGGAAGTGCAAAGAGGGCTATTATAACGCCGTTCTCGACGAAATGGAAGGCGGTTATAGCCAGAATGGAGAGTACAGCGAGAGGCGGAAACGCGACAGCCGTGGGAGATACAGCAGGGATGATGGAATGAGCATGACGGCCTATGACGATGGATCCTCCTATGCGCGACGTGGGGAGCACTATGTAAAGGGTCACTATAGCCGTGGAAACGGAAACAATGACCCTTATGATGATTACATGGAAAACAAGCAGTCTTATCGCAACGGCAAGTCTGAGGATTGCAAGCGGCGTATGCTGGCTGCTCTGGAAGAGCATATGGATGCACTGACGGAAGAGCTGGGAGATCTGTCAAAGGATGCAGACTGCCGAGAAGAGCGGGAGACTATTTCGCGGTACATCGAAAAATTACGAAAGATGATGTGAGTAAAGGCGGCGGGTAAACCTGCCGCTTTTGCTTTAAACATGGGTACGCCATAGTTTTTTTTTATTTGGTAAAATGTATTAAAGGCTATGGAAAGGAATGATCGTCATGGATATCAAAAGGGTATACTGTCCTGTCTGTAATAATAAAACGCGGTCAGCATTCCGCAAGGATACGACAGCGCATAATCTTCCGGTGTTTTGCCCGAAATGTAAAACGACCAGCCTCGTGAATATTGAAAACGGAAAGGCAGAGCCTATCGTCCGTTAAGTGCCAGACGCCAGACGCAGAGCCAGTGATTTGTAAGGATTTCTTACAGATTGCTGGCTCTTTTTTGTATTTGTATTTCCTCCTTTACAGCACACAGCCTTGCGGGAAGGTTGAAAATGCGGTTCGACTCCGTCTGTGTGCAATCCTGTAAATCGTAATTGCAGGAAAATCCATCCCATCTTTCTTTGTTTTTGCCACCGTGCATGGAAGCAGCCGGGTTCGAGCCCCGGCGCACGGTATAGGTGCATTGTTTAGACAGCGCCGATCATTACGCTTTTCGCCCGGTTCGCTACCCCGGGCGCTTTGTGGGATAGCTCAGGAGGTAGAGCAGCGGCCTTATAAGCCGTGTGTCATGGGTTCAATTCCCCTTCCCACAACTACCCCGCCCGTGGTTTATCGGGCTTAATCCATACCGCTGACGGGCGGTTAATCAATCACGTTTAGGAGGATAAAGATGCAGAATATTGAAGCAATTTTAACAGAACTGGGAATTGAGGTCTCGGCGGACAAAAAGGAAAGCCTTACGAAAAAGGTGGCGGAAAATTACGTCACGAAAGCTGAACATGAAAAGAAGCTGGGAAAGGCTGAGACTGACCGGGACACGTGGAAAGGAAAAGCTGAGACGGCAGAAAGCACCCTGAAAGGCTTCGAGGGCGTTGACCTTGAAACAATGCAGAAGGATTTGGCTGATTGGAAGAAAAAGGCCGAGGATGCCGAGAAAAACGCACAGGCGCAGCTGTATGAGAGAGATTTCGCGGACGCTCTGAAAACGGAGTTTGAAGGAATTAAATTCTCGAGCGAAGCGGCAAAACGGGCAATCATGGCGGAAGTCAAGGAGGCCGGGTTAAAGCTGAAAGACGGGAAGATCCTCGGACTGAATGACCTCATAACCCAGATGAAGGAAAAAGATGCTTCGGCATTTGTTGACGACGAGCAGCAGAAAGCACAGCAGAATCAGGCACGCTTTACACAGCCAGCAAACAAGCAGGGGCAGGGCGGCGCACTGACGAAAGACCAGATCATGAGCATCAAGGATGCTTCTGAGCGTCAGGCTGCAATTGCTGCGAACATGAGTTTGTTTAATTAAAACAGGAGGGCTAATATGCCAGCAAAAGTAAATTTGATTAAAACAGCGGATGTTCAGGTGACCGCAAGAGAGCTGGATTTTGTAACCAGATTTGAGCGCAACTGGCAGCATCTGCGGGACATTTTGGGGATTATGCGCCCCATCAAGAAACAGCCCGGCACAGTGCTGAAAAGTAAATATGCGGAGGGTACGCTCCAGGATGGTGCGGTAGGCGAAGGCGAGGATATCCCGTATAGCAAATTTACCGTAAAGGAAAAGAAGTATCAGGAGATGACCATCGAGAAGTACGCGAAGGCTGTTTCCATTGAAGCGATCAAAGACCACGGCTATGATAACGCCGTCCAGATGACTGACGACGAGTTTCTCTATCAGCTTCAGGCGGGCGTTACAAAGAAATTTTACGACTATCTGAAAACCGGAACGCTCACATCCGAGGAAACAACCTTCCAGATGGCTCTGGCGATGGCAAAAGGCAAGGTTGAGAACAAGTTTAAGCAGATGCACCGGAACATCACCGGGGTTGTCGGCTTTGTAAACATCCTTGATGTGTACAAATATCTGGGCGCCGCGAACATCACCATTCAGAATCAGTTTGGCTTCCAGTACCTTAAGGATTTCATGGGGTTCAACACAATTTTCCTTCTTTCCGACAGCGAGATCCCGGCGGATACGGTAATCGCTACACCGGTGGAAAACATCGTGATGTATTACATCGACCCCAACGATAGCGATTTTGCAAAAGCCGGTCTTGTGTACACCACCAGCGGCGAGACCAATCTGATCGGCTTTCACACGCAGGGCAACTACAACACCGCCGTGTCTGAGGCGTTTGCGATCACCGGCCTTGTGCTGTTTGCGGAGTACCTGGATGGTATCGCAAAAATCACTGTAAACGCGGCGGGGGGTTGATGGCCGCCAGTACACCCCTAAATACTGACGGCGAACCGCTTTCTGGGGAAACAAGACGGAAGAGTAAGAGATAAGGAGGCCGACGGGATGGCATACACGACATTTACATTTTATGAACAGATCTACCACGGGAATGTCGTCCCGGCGGAGGACTTTGATCGTATCGCAGACCGCGCCAGTGACTTTCTGGACGTGATAACCTTTGACCGATTGGCTGACGGCTTACCGTCTGATGAAAGGGCGGCGACAAAGGTACAGAAGGCCGTGTGTGCGGTCTGTGATAAGTTATATCAACTGGAGCTGGCAGATAAACAGGCGCTATCTGCCGCTGCCGGGGGGACATCTTCCGGCGGGGCTGGCGGTGTTACTTCGGGAGTAATTACTTCCAAGTCTGCCGGTTCTGAATCAATTTCCTACGCTTCCCCGTCCGAAATGGCAAACGGCGCAAAGGCATGGAGCGCGGTCTACCAGGCGGCCGGGGATGCACAGGAGACAAACAAGCTTCTGGCAGATGCGGCAATGCTTTATCTGGCAGGAGTGAAAAATGATGATGGCGTACCGTTGTTGTACGCAGGAACGAGGTAGATATGGAGATGTTGTTTACAAATATGACCGGAATTTTGGCGGTTATCGGCGCATTAGCGTTTATCGTGTCGGTCATCACACAGGTATTTAAGGGTGTAGGCGTGCTTGCCAAAATCCCTACGGATATCCTTGTGCTTGTCCTGTCCATCGGGATTACAGTGACCGCGTTTGTAGCATATATGCAGTACATCCAGCAGACTATTATTTGGTACATGATTCTGGCGGCAATTCTGGCGGGATTTTTAGTTGCTTTCGTGGCGATGTACGGCTGGGAGAAGTTTGCAGAATTATGGAGCAGATTCAAGAAAGGCGAGTAGGCATGGGCTTTTTTACGGTTCCGTGCCAGAGGAATGCATGGAAAATTGCGTGAGAATCCTGGCGTTTACGGATAAATTTAACGAAGCTCTTTGTGAAATGAGGGATACCGATGAATGATGCGATAGTGACAATATTCAATTTTTACGAATCCAGCACTGCCGCCATCTGGTATCCCCATGTGCTTTCCGGCGTGCATCTTGAGACTGATCGGGGGCAGATCATGAAACTGTACGGGACAGACAGCACAGATAACGCACAGTTACATATCCCGTTCGGGGTTAAGAACGGGAGAAAAATTATTGTTGATACCGTCGGAAAAGAATTGCCGTGGCTTCCGCCGAAGGAATGGAACAGACAGGTAAATGATCTGTTGCCAGACAGCATTACATTTAATCCGTCTACAGACTTTTTCATGGTAGGAGCATGGGACGGTGCCGTACTCGTGAACGATGCAGATTATACAGACAGGCGATATGAAGGGTTTTATGCGTTTATGAATGCCGAAAAAGATTTTGTTTACCTGATATCGTCAGTGGGAGGACCGTATACGGTAATCCCGCATTTTGAAATCTTAGGGAAGTAGGTGGTGAAGGTGGCTGAACCTATCGGGAATGATGCTACTGGATATGATGTTCTGACGGCGGCGATGAAGTCGCTGCTTAACCAGTTTCCGGGGCTGTATCCAGATGAAGTAATTAAATTCGAGGAGCTTGGGACTGAAGATGGCATTGCGTTTTCCAATGATTCCGGGGCGCTGGTGTATACAGAAAAAGAAGATATACTCGGGCGGATATATCAGGAATGCCGGTATCCCTGCTTTGTAGTATACCGTTCGACCACGGGAGCAAGAGAACGGCAGAAAATCACTATTCTGGAATTCCTGGACACGCTGGGGCGCTGGCTTTGCCACGAACCCTCCGGGATTGAAGGGAAAGAGTACGAAAAAGCGGTATACCCAGATCTGACCGCAGGGCGGAGGGTTGAGCGGGTAACACGCGGAAACGCATATGGGACACAGCCGCAGGAGAATGGCGTGCAGGACTGGGTTCTACCGGTTACGGTTTTTTATAAAAATGTTATCGAGCCTGAAATTTAAGAAAGGAAAAAGCAATGAAAAGACATTTGTTGAGACATTTTGTCGATGTAAAAATGGACACGACCTCTGAGGGGACAGCGGCAGACTACCGGCTTCTGGGAACGGGTATTACCTCTTTAACGGAGGAAATGAACCCCGAGACGGAGACGGTACAGTACATCAATCAGGAAAACGGATCTACGGACCTTAAATCCTATACGCCGTCCATCGAAGTTGAAAGGCAGAACGTAGACGAAGAGGATCAGGATCTTACAGACTGGTTTAACAAGATGATAGACACGCTTCCCGTCGGATCTGATGCCATAACATCCTATGTCCGCGTGAGAGTTTCCGGCGCTGGACCTGAATATCCGGCAGTCCGCCGTCGCTGCGTTGTGAGTGTAGGTGGCACAGGTGGCGATGCAGGGTCAAACGTGACAGATACACTGACTCTGGGCGGCAGAGGTGACGGAGAAGCTGGAACGTTTAACGTAACCACAAGAAAATTCACGGCGACGCCCGCGTCTGAAAGGGCTTTAACGGAATAAGGAGGACAAGATGGGAGCAGCAAGTTTACGAGTAGACAGTGGCGTCAAACGCATTGAGGTCAACGACAACGGCGATTATATTGCGGTCAACATCTCTGACAACAGTTTTTTTAAGCGTTTTGACGATTTTGTGGCATGGCTGAATGCAAAAAACGAGGAAGCCGATAGGATTGCTAATGATTCTTCCGGTGATTTCACGGAACGCTTCGGAGCGTATGACGCTTTATGCAAAGAGGCCTGCGCTGAGTTGGATTCTCTGTTTGGGAGCGGGTGTTGCAAAAAGGTGTTCCCTGACGTGGAATCCCCTGGAATGGAGCTTATCGCGGACTTTTTAGACCAGATCATCCCGATTCTTCAGGGCTTTGCCGCTGAACGAAATCAGAAAATCACAAGCAAATACAGCCCGAACAGGAAAGGGGCGCGAAGCAATTAAATGTGGAATGTGCTTCTTGATAAATTCCCAACAGAATATGAGGGATTTCGCATAGATGGATCCTTTCAGACAGGGATCCAGATTTCACAGGCTTTGCAAGACCCCGGTCTGACCGACGATGAGAGGTTGGCTGTAGCGCTGGGGCTGCTGTATCCGCCAGAGGATGGGGACAGCAGCCCTTCTTCTTTCCCCGATTTAAAAACTGCCGTAGATGGTCTTAGGTGGTTTCTGAGCGGATGGTATACCGACAATCGCCCGAAGGATGAGGATAAAGTCCCGGTAACGGATTTTGACATAGACCAGTGGCGCATCTATTCGGCGTTTCTGGAAAAGTACGGAATCGACCTGAACCGGTCTGATCTGCATTATTGGGCGTTTATGGGACTGCTGTCAACCCTCGGGGCATGCGCGTACACGAATGTCATATCCATCCGACAGCAGAAGATAGATCCTAAGATGGACACGCGCGCAAAACAGGCATTGATGGAGCAGAAACGCATATTTGCAATAGAGCGGGAAGAGGAACTGACAGAAGAGGAACAGGAAGATGTTGACGCTTTTATGACATGGGTCAAGGCAGGAGGCTGACATGCCGAAATATGATGGTTCGATACGGATAAACACAAAAATTGAAACAAAAGATTTAAACAGCCAGATGATGCGCGTGTCTAATGCCATAAAAAAAGACAGCGCGGCTTTAGATTCTCTCAATCGCAAAATGGAAGAATTTTCGCAAAAGAAAATCCCGACAGAAAAATTTGCAGAATTACAAAGAGAGTTAGAAAAGGCAGAATCCGAGTATTCAAAACTGCAGGCCCGTATGTCACAAAAGGGGGCGGCAACGTCTGAGTATAAAGCTTTACAGAAAGACCTCGTTGCGGCGCAAGGAGAGCTGTCTAAGCTTGTAGCACGTCAGACAGACTGGGAAAACATGGGGGTACCTCAAACCGGCGGCGCATGGGACGTACTAAATGAACAGGTTGCAGCCGCATCCGACCGTGTAGATGATCTGAAAGAAAAGCTTCAGCAGATGGAGAACAGTGGAAAGGCGTATACCCCGAAGGTGGACAAGGCTCAACTGGATGAAGCGGCTCAAAAAGTAGATGAAATCAAGGAAAAAATAAACGCGGAGAAAGCATCCGGTAACGCGTTTGTATCCCCAAAAGATACAGAAGAATTTCAGAAGATGTCTGTAAAGGCGTCACAGCTTGCTGGGAACATAGATGTTTCAAAGCGCAGGCTGGCAGAACTTAACGCGAAGCAGAAGCCCATCAAAAAAGAATTCGATCGGATGAAGCGTTCTGCCGATAAAGCATTTAAAACAGCTTCGTCCGGCGCGAAAAAAAGCGCGGGGCTGTTCGGCACCTTTGCGTCAAGGCTGAAAGGAATCGCATTATCGCTATTGATATTCAACTGGATTACAAAAGCATTTAATGCAATGGTAGCTGGAATGCAAAATGGGTTTTCAAACCTTGCAAAGTATTCTGCTCCGTTGGCAAATTCATTTCAGTCTCTAAAAAATTCACTGGCTACACTTGGGAATGCGTTTGCTGCTGCCTTTGCGCCAATTGTCCAGATGGTAATTCCGTATCTCAATGCGCTTATAAACGGAATAGCGCGGGCAATAACATATGTGGCGCAGTTTATTGCCATCCTTGGCGGGAAAAGCACGTTCATCCGAGCGAAAAAGATACAGGATTCCTATAACGATTCCCTGAATGGAACAGCAGCGGCGGCAAAAAAGGCAGCCGGAGCTTTGGCAAAGTTTGATGACCTGGATGTGTTGCAAAAGCAGGATGATTCCGGCGGCGGTGGAGGCGGAACGCAGCCGAAAGACATGTTCGAGGAAGTCCCTGTTGATGCAGGAGTGAAGTCTTGGCTTGATGGGATTTTGGAGAATCTGAAACCTATTCTTGACTATGTAAAAGAGTTAAAAGATGCTTTTGCGGAAGGCTTCTGGGATGGCTTGGGTGATTTTGAATACCGCTTAGATATTATCAAAAATGGGCTTCAGCAAATCCGTGATGCATGGATAGAGATATGGTCAGATCCTGCGGTTGTGGGGGCTGCTGACAACTTCCTTAAAACCTTTATGTATATGTTGGGTTCCTTTACCGGATCAATGGCGAGTATAGGGCTTACTCTGGCGGCGGCTTTGATCGGCGGGATTGGGGATTATCTCGAAAACAATACCGACCGGATAAAAAAATTCCTGATATCCGCATTTAACGTGGGGGCAGATATAAACCTTCTTCTGGCTGATTTGTTCCAGAGTATAGCCCATGTATTTGAAGCATTTGCAAGCGAAAGCGGGATCCGCTTTGTATCGGCGCTGATAGGAAGCATTGCGGATGCAGCTATGGGTCTAGCTGAACTTGCGCTTAAACTGGGGCGGGACTTTTTACAAATGCTTATTGTACCGTTTACAGAAAACGCTGACGGGTTCAAGACTGCACTGGAGGGGTTACTAGGCGGCGCAGCAACCGTGCTGGAAGGATTTAATACGGCTGTAGATAAAGCGTTTGATAGCCTGAATGCAATGTACGACGCTCATATCAAGCCATTATTTGATAGTATAACGAGCGGGCTTTCAGAGGTTGTCAACCATTTTTTAACCGCATGGAATACACACATTCAGCCAGTTATCGACAGAATCGGGACTAGAATATCAGAGCTTCTTACGCAGTCTTTTCTGCCGGCTTGGGAAGCTATAATAAGAGGAGTTGGGTTGGTTGCGGATATTTTAAAATCTTTTTGGGAGAGTATTTTGCAACCGATTGTTGACTGGATTATGACCTACGCAGTGCCATTCTTGGTGCAAGGATTAGGGGTGCTGTTAGAGTTTATTATACTTGGAATTAAGACGATTGTTGATGGTTTTACAACCTTTATGACTTTTATAAACGATTGTTTAGAATTTTGGAAAGAGGCGTGGGCGGTTGCTTGGGATACGTTCAACGATTTCTGGAATAAGATAAAAAGTATTATTGACATCATGAAAACTGTATTTCGTCTGTTTGTAAAAGTTGTTAAGCAGCTGATTGATGGAGACTGGAAGGGCGCATGGAATACCGCGCAGGAAATCTTCACGATTTTTAAAACCAAAGTAGAAGGCGTCGTGGATTCTATAAAGGCGTTCTTGTCCGGCTTCTTTACATGGGTTAGCGACATGATTGCAGGCGTTATAGAGGAAATCAAGAACATCGGCAGCGGTATCAAAAACGCATTTACTGGTGGCGGATCATCGAAGCCGCGAACAATGTCCACGCAGCCGTATGCCATAAACGAAAGCTTTGCATCTCGTACCCTGCGGGATATCCCGGCTCTTGCATCTGGCTCGGTAATCCGTGGTGGCAACCCGTTCTTGGCGATTCTGGGCGACCAGCGGGCAGGGCAGACCAACATCGAAGCGCCGATAGGAACAATCAAACAAGCTGTAGCTGAGGTTATGGCAGAGAGCGGCGGCGGATTTAGAACGGCAAGGATCGTCTTGCAGGTAAACGGGGTAGATCTGGCGCAAGCTACACTGCAGGATTTCTTATCGGAAGCAAGCAGGCAAGGATATGATCTGGAGGTGATCGGAGGATGATTTTTACACGCGGCATATACATAGATGGGGAGTATTTTAACATCCCCATCGTGTCCATAAAAAGAAACGCGGATTTCCTCGACAAATTCGCCGAAAGAGTTGAAACGGGAGATCTCCAGCGTGAATTGATAGGCGTGTATTTTAACTACACAATGTCGGTCGGAGATCGG